TGTTGCAGTGCTCACCAAGAAATGTTGGCGCAATCGACATTCGACCAAAGGCAATCCCAACCATCGCAGCTACAGACGAAGGTTCCTTGATTGTTGACGATCGCTCTGGCGATATTGTTGTTACTTGCCAAGTAGACTCGGACGATCTGACCGATGCAGCCAAGGATCCTTTGGCTCTTCACGCTGTTGCTGGAAATACCCTCGTTGATAACAACGCTCTTGTTATCAAGGTCCGCCAGGTAAGAAGACTTACAAAACTTAAGACCAAAACCGGAAGCGAAGGTTTGAAGATTGTTACTGCTATTGAGAGAGTTGTATGGAAGCTGGTTTCTGTGCACCAAATCCCAGCCGCCGACGTCACCGCAGCTGGCATTACTATGGCCGCTGGAGAACAGACGGCCGCTCAGGCTCGTGAATTGGTAGCGCTTTCAACCGCAGTGAAGCTAAACTTGGCTTCAACTGTTACTGACGCTCTTGCAACCGATTTTGAGGCCACCACCATGTCGGTTCAGTTCCCTGTCCGCGACGATATCAACGCAGTTGGCCTCGGTGCCCTTCAGGCTGGTGCAATGCCACTTGAAGAGCCAAACCCCGCTTCAGCTGGAAACAGTTCTTCCGCTTCAAGAACTGGCAAGAACACTATGGCTGAGATCGACATCAAGGTTGACAGTATCGCTGTCACCGCACAGACCAAGAAGTTGAAGGCGAAGTGGTCCCCAGAATTGGGTCAAGACCTCAATGCTTATCACAACTTGGACGCAGAGGTTGAGCTTACTGGTATTCTTTCTGAGCAGATTGCTCTGGAAATTGACCGTGAACTTCTTGGAGAGCTTGTTTCTGGCGCCACCGCCGGCACTCGTTATTGGAGTCGCGCACCAGGTCTATTCGTTGACAGCTCTGGCGCAGAGATTGGTGCAAGTTCTGCAGCACCTGACTTCACTGGTACGGTCAGTGAGTGGTATGAGACACTCATTGAGACTATCAACGATGTTAGTGCTCAGATCCACAGAAAGACACTTCGCGGCGGCGCAAACTTCGTTGTTTGCTCCCCAGAAGTTGCAAACATCTTGGAATTCACCAGTGGCTTCCGCGCAAGCGTAACTGCTGACCAAGACCGCGGCACCATCGGTGCTGTTAAGTCTGGTAGCTTGAGTAAGAAGTTTGACGTATACGTCGACCCTTACTTCTTGCGTAACGTGTTGCTTGTTGGTCGTAAGGGTAGTAGCTTCCTCGAAAGTGGATTTGTCTACGCTCCATATGTGCCACTCCAGGTGACACCAACCATTTTCGGCACGGAAGACTTCGTGCCACGTAAGGGTGTCATGACCCGATACGCCAAGAAGATGGTTCGACCAGATATGTATGGTCTTGTCATTGTTCGCGGCCTCCTCGGTGAGGCAGGAGCAAAGGCCTAATATTTAATTCATTAGCGATTAAATGAACTTAGCCCCCGATCATTAATTTGGTCGGGGGTTTCGTTTTTTAAAGCACTAATTATTAGTGATTGTAATGAACTACCCAGTTTCATGACATGATTATAAATGGTAAAACCAATGGAGGGTTATAAATATGGGTACTAAAAGAATAGGTCTCGCGAGAGTCGAGGCACTAATGGAGAATTTGAAGAGGGAGTTGTCGATGGGACAGGCAACGTTCGTAGGGCACAAGAAAAATGTAAAAGCACTGGCCGCCGGCACAACCACGCTAACAGCGGACGAGAGTGGATCTTATATTCTTTTCGCCGCGGCCGCCGAGTCGATAGTCACACTGCCAGCTCCGCAAGCAGGCTTGGAATATACCTTTATTACCACTGTTACTGCTACCGGTGATCACGTAGTTAGAACGGCTACGTTAAACACCGATGGCTTCTTGGGCGGTGCGATTACTTCGTCAGATAATGACAATGGCACTAACTGCTTTGCAGCAGCTGCTAATGGTAGTAATGACTTTATCACCATGAATGGGTCGACCACCGGTGGGCTCGCGGGTTCTAGAGTTCACGTTGTTTGCATTGACGGAGAAAATTGGGCGGTAGACGCTCAACTCGTTGGCTCCGGCACAACGATTACTCCTTTTGGTGACGCTCAGATATAAGATTTAACAAATCTTCTAAAACCCCCTTCCAATCCTGGTTGGGGGTTTTTTTATGTCCAAACTATTTACTTATGCTACCATTGAAAACAAAGGAGATATCATGGGTAAGAAAGCAAGAAAATTAAGAAGTCCAAAGTATAAGGCAAAAGCCGCGGCATTTAGAGAGAGCGTAGCAAAGCTCAACGGCCGCCAAGTTATAGATATGGGTATTGAAGAAGAAACTGAAGAAAGCACAATAGCTATCACTAACGAAGAGCCAAAAGAGGAAAGTATTGTCAAGGCGCCTACACCAGAGCCAGTCATAGCGAAAACTGTGCCAAACGCTCTAAAGCAAGCTACCACAACAGACACAGTGAAGCAGCCAGTAAAGAGTGAAACGCCGCCGGCTATTATAAAGAAACCTGCCACTAAGAAGACGGCAACAACGCGTAAGCGTAAGGCTACAAAAACAAAAGCAGTCTCTTAGGCTATTTAGTAGGCTCATAGACTAGTTATATTGATATATATTAACTTGCGAGGTCCTATGAATGTCTTTACCTACATTGACGCCAGCGAGCACGTTATCGGCTATAGTACTGCCTTCGACAGGTTCAGCACTTAAAGTTAACGAGACTCTACCTTATAAAATATACTCCGATTCATCGGGGCCCCTATACTCGACGCAGTTCTTAACAGGCGCCGCCGATCAGGTTTCTTATGTTTACAAGAAACTGGGAGGCGATGTGCTGGATATCGAACTAACGGAAGGGAATGTCTATGCAGCATATGAAGAGTCTGTATTGGAATATTCCTATCTTATAAACATCCACCAAGCCTCGAATATCCTGTCCGATGCACTAGGAAATACAACCGGCAGCTTTGATTCAAAAGGGAATATCCTGTCTGGAGAGTTAAGTTCTTCTCTAGGTGGTGACCATGTGGCACTGAAGTATCCTAAATTTGAATATGGCATGACCCGCCGAGTCGCCAACGGAATCGGCGCCGAAATCAGTATGAATTCCTCAGTGCAATATTCTGCTAGTTTTGGAATCACTACAGGTAAGCAGGATTATGATCTTCAGGCAATTTTAGAATCGCGCCTAAACCCAAGTGCAGGTGGCTCCATGACATTTTCAGACTCACCGGGCAACGGTGGCACCTTTACACTGGTTGACACAAACGGAAATACTAGAAAATTTCAATTTGATAGTTCAACCAGCACCTCAAAATACAACACTAGCCCAGTGATATTAGGAATAGATACTATTGATAACGAAGCAGACGCCGCGGCAAAGGCAGAAGGAGTAGTAGACTTGATAGTCACAGCTGTCAACAGCGATACTCATCTCAAAATTACGGCGAAGGAAGACCCATCCGACGCGAAAAAGGTTATACTCACACAAGACAAGGGCGGCTCGGGAGGAAATACAACAATAACAAAATCATCGTCACATATGAATGATGCTACTATTGTTAGTTTTTCTGGCGGCTCGGACACTTACCCATATGGAAGCAAAATTGACGGTAAAAGAATCCTTGTCAAAAAAGTGTTCTACAAGACCCCGCACGCAATGTGGAGGTTCTTTGGGTATTATGGTGGCCTGAACGTTGTAGGGAACTTGAGCAATTATGGGCAGTTTTCAGACGACTCTACATTTCAGTTGGTACCCGCTTGGCAAAACAAGGCCCAAGCTATGGCTTTCGAAGATGCAATCTATACTAGGTTGTCTCACTATTCGTATGAGTTGAAAGATAACAAGATAAGACTCCACCCAAGACCATACAGTGGAGGCCCAGATAAGATGTGGATTGAGTTCTCTATTCCGGAAAATGTTTGGGATGGCGAAGATTCTTCTATAGACGGCGTGAATAACATGAACACCCTGCCCATCGGGAATTTACCCTTTCCAAGTATAAATTCAATTGGAAAGCAATGGATAAGACGCTTTGCACTGGCACTAAGCAAGGAGACGCTGGGACAAGTAAGGTCTAAGTTTAATTCAGTTCCGATTCCAGGTGAATCAGTAACCTTGAACGGTACTGCTCTTATCACCGAAGGAAAAGACGAACAAGAAAAACTGAGAGAAGAACTTAAAACAACCCTGGCAGAGATGACTTATATGAAATTGGCAGAGCAGGATGCTGCATTGCTAGAGAACAGCTCAAAAGTGCTGGAGAGAGTTCCAAACTATATATTTGTGGGGTAATGTTTGATGTCCGATGATAATAAGTGGTCTCAACCAGCTAGTCCTCCTCCTCCCTTGTTTACGGGGAAAAAAGAGAAAGATTTTGTAAAGCAAGTCAATGATGAGATCATTGAAAGAGTAGTTGGCCAAACGGTAGTGTATTACCCTGTCAGTTTGGAGCATACAAACTTTCACGATCTCTACGGCGAGGCAATTGAAAAGAACTTTCTAAATCCTGTTAGAGTCTATGCAATGGTCAAGTATGATTCGCAAGCAACGACCACGACTCCTCTGGGTATTGACCGTATAGAGAAAATATCAGTCGGTTTCCACAAAAGGCGCCTCACTGAAGACCAAGATCTTTTTGTTAGGGAAGGTGATTTTATACAATACGGAGAATATATGTATGAGATTGTGACGCTGGAAGAACCCAAGTGGCTCTTTGGCCAAGTCGAATCGCGATTTGAAATAGCAGCTACATGCATCAGAGCAAGAGAGGGTCTATTTGATGTCAGATGATTCATTAAGAGTCCACTTTGAAGGCTCCAGCATAGAGACCATCGATCGCTCCGTTTACAACTTTGTTTCAGGACTCCAATTGCAAGTAATGACGAACAAAGGGTTTAAACCAGTTCCTGTTATATGGGGCTCGGCAGAAAGAGCGTTCCAATCTAAAAATAACAAAGAAATTAGAGACAGTCAAGGAATGCTAGTTTTGCCTATCATTTCTATTAGAAGAAGTTCTTTCGATAAGTCAAGAGCATCTTCGGGTGTTTTTCAGGGCAATATTCCAGAAGTCGCTGATTCACGCGGCGGCGCTTTAAACATTAGCCGGGTATTGTACCAAAAGAAGACCATGCGCTTTGCAAATTCCGATGCACAAAGACTGTATGGTCAAAAGAATTATCCTTCACCAAATCCTAAAATAGTATATAAAACAATAAGTGTTCCAATGCCGGTTAATGTTGAGGTTACTTACGAGATAACACTTAGAACTGAATACCAACAACAAATGAACGACCTAGTGACTCCATTCGCCACAAAACCGGGCACAGTAAACTTCGTAAGACTAAAAGAGGCTTCTCATAAGTATGAAGGGTTCATCCAGGAGAATTATGCATCAAGTGACAACTTATCTGACTTTTCATCTGATGAACGAAAGTTTGAAACTAAAATATCACTCAAAGTTATTGGATACATAGTAGGAGAGGGCAAGAACAGAGACCGGCCAAGCTACACACTAAGAGAAAATATAGTAGAGGTTAAGATCCCAAGAGAAAGAATCTCCTTGGCAGAAATACCAGAGCACGAATTCGGCTCCTACTATGGTCTAGAAGGTGTTCCAGCAGATATTAAAGAAGCTTTCTTGAATGATGGTTACCATTTCAGCAACGTGCCGGCGGCTAGCTTTTTTAACACATCAGGTACAGGCGGCGGATCCTCGACTTCCGCAAACGTGGTCACAACAGATAATTTTTCAGAAGTTTTAAGTCAAAACATGATAGTAAGGGAAACTTTAAAAGACTCCACTAACACAACCCCTTCCAGTTTTACAGACTTTGCAACGTTATATTCGATCCGGGCAAATAGTGAGTCGGTGCTAGTGAATGGTGTGCTCCAGGCCGACGGGGCCCAAAAAGACTACACAGTTGTCGGCGGAAACACTATAAAATTCAACGAAAATGTCGAGCAATCTGATTTAATTGTAATTACCTATATAAAAGGCTAATTTTTTATGTTACTATGTTATTAGCATGGACAAACAAAAAAAGGAGCTAACATTCATGTCAAAGACAGCTAAGAAGAAAACAGAGACAACCTCTGCAACCACAACCACAGAGCAGGTTACGACTGCTACAACCACAGAACCACAGACTACAACAGCCGAAGAAGTAATTGAAGTCGAATGGGAAGAAGTACAGCATATTCATGAATTTCGCAACAAAATTGTAGATCTAGAAAACTATTTCTCCAATATGTGCCTGACCTATGAGAAGAATAAAGCGAATATCATGACGCAGATTGTTTATGGTCAAAACGACCTTTACAATATGGCACAATCCCTACAAAAGTCAAAAAACATTGACGAAGGTCTTACATATGAACTTAAACTTCCTAGCTCAACAGGAGAAAAGGGTTATTTTCTCAGAAAAGATGACTAGTATTAGATAATCTGCCTCCAGATCTCTATTTATATACACTAACAGTAAAAGAATGGAGAGTTAAAACATGGAAGATAGTTCCACAGAGAAAACCTTTACCACTAGTGATATTGGTATCGCTGCCTACCTACAACTTCAAGGCAAAAAGCTTCTCAAGTGCTCGCGTCTAGATAGCGGAAAATTCTATTTTGAATTTGAAGACACAGACGACACATGCAGAATTAAATCAATACAATTTTTAGATTCTGATTTTTGCAAGTTCGATAATAATGTTAGAAATCTTAAAAAAATTCTTTTTTCATAGAGGAGAAGATATTATGAGTATTTTAGAAAAATTAAAAGATTTAGTCGCAGCATTAGAGACCCAAGAACCGAAAGAAAAAGACCAACCTTTCCAAGACGATAATGACCCACCGGACGTTCCTGACCAGGCGCCTGAGCCAGACCTGGAGCCAGAAACTGAGGAGGTTGAAGAAATCCCAGACTATTTAGAATGCTCAGAGACTGAATCACAGAATATTGTTGCCATGATGGAAGAAGCTAGAATCGTAAAATATAAAATAGCTGAAGTCCAGATTCAATATGAGAAAAGTAAGTCGAGCTTGATGGTCTCCATCGCTAGAAAAAACAAAGAAATCCTAGCCAATTTAGAATCTCTAAGGCTAGAATACGGTATCCCAGAAGAGGGATACACAGTCCAGTTACCGTCCAATTCAAGTGAGAAAGTTATCTTTAAGAAAGATTAATTTTTTTTCTCCCGTCCAGTGTAAATTTAGTTAACTAAATTTTAATTCCTTTTTATAATCTTTAATTAAAAGTATAGGTTTATTAATAATAGAGTATATACCTGTTAAAAACCTTAAAAACAGGAGGGATTGATATGGCAGCAGCAACAGGAACAGTAGTAATTTCCCAAGCAGGGGGTAGTTTCGACTCAGCTACTTATCCGAGATTTGTGTTAGGAGACGGTACTAATAATTTAACGTTTGTTATAGATAATAATGCAAGAGGCCTTTTGGATTCAGAAGGCAGCGATGCTAAAGCGGGTGATTACACCGGCGGTGATGCGACTGTTCCTCTAGAGGACCCTCAAAAGGGGAGACTAGTGGTTCCAACATTTGACGAAGCCGATGGTGCTAAAAAAGCACTTTTAGCTTTCGAGATGACGGATCAGTCGAACTTTAATGCCTGGGCAATAAACTCAAGCTTAAACGACGGCGCCGGCCTAGCCGCTATTACCACTATTCCTCACTTCATCTTTACCGATGCATCTGGCACTACGATGAAAGTTGGCATCGGTGCCGGCGGCGGGTCCAATATAACATCAAATGGCACTTGGTCATTGATAGCTAAATACGGATCCAGCTCATCTAGGTATTGGTTGTATAAGAAGGCCTCCGTGGCTGAATACTGGATCAGAGTTATTGATTCAAGTGGTAATGATTGGCGTTTACACACTGCTTTGATGCAGGCGGTAAACCATGCTGAGGACGCTGGCCTCATCAACATTGAGGCATACGGCGCCACGGCTGCTGGGACCCTACAGCAACCTTCGTCAATTGCTAACGATACTTATACATCATCGGAAAGTAATTGGGTAATTTTCATGGCTACCACAGCCGGCTTTGCCGGCAACGCGTGTTCTATGAATTTTGTTGATGGCACTGCGTCAACCGGTCTTTCGACTGACGCAAGAAAGAAGTCGTTTAAATGGGGATATGATGAATATTTGGCATCTGATTCAAATATTAATTACTACAACCACCACAGCACTTCGCCGACCAATGACCAATTTTGGGGCAAAAATTTTGGCACGCCAATCTATTTCAGACAGGGTACTATTGCAGGCTCTGGATCTGATGCTTCACTTAGCACAGCAAATATTGCAGAGGCTATTAAAGATATGGTCAATGCGTCTATTCTCGGTATCACCGCGACGCGCTCAAGCAGCACAGTTAGTTTAACAAACGACACAGATGGTTCAGTTGGTAACGTTACGATAACAACAACAAATGAAGGCTCCCTATTCTCCGTTACTGGTATGAGTAACGCAGCGAGTGAGTCAGGAGGATCAACAGCAATGAGAACTACTATTTCAGCAAAACAGCTAGCTCTTTCAAGTTCTGGCGGCATTTCAGCTTATACAGGTTCATCAGATCAGCCATCGCTTAAGATGGATATCAGTGCACTGGCAGCACTGGGTGCTTCACCAGCTTCAGGTGACTTTATCCCAGTTCACGATATCACCACGGCCGGCTCGGTTAAAAAGATTACTGTTGCAGAGCTTATTGGCTCTGTTGCAGCGGGTAGTGATACCCAAGTTCAGTTTAATGATGGCGGCTCGTCCTTAGGTGGCGACGCCGGCCTTACCTATAACAAAACATCCGATACTCTTTCAGTCGGTAACGACCTCAAGCTGACATCAGATAGTGCAATACTATCTTTGGGCGCCGGCGATGATGCCACCCTTACCCACGATGGCACAACAGGTCTAACAATCGCTGCATCTCCAATTTCGATTGATTCGACTGGAGAGTTACACTTGAACTCCACAACTGGTGACGTCAAGTTCCAAGACGGCGGCACAGACCAGCTTGCTCTTGACCTTGATGGAACACCCGGTGCTGTCATTATGAAACTCATGGTTGATAGTGACGACTTTGTATTTCAGCAGTATGATGGCACGGAAGTTTTCCGCGTTGAAGACGATGGTGCATTTGATATCGCCGGTGGCGCCGGCTCAACTGGTGTTACCATCAGCGCCGCAGGCGCAATCACTGTTGACGGTATTTCAACATTGGGTGCCACCACTGGCGCCACTGTTTCGGCAACCGGTGTTCTTAATGTCAATAACGCTACTGATGCCACTAGTGCAACAGACGGATCCCTTCAGACAGATGGTGGTCTGAGTGTTGTCAAGGACATCATCGCGGGGAATGATGTGAAGCTACTTTCTGACTCTGCAGTTCTTGCATTGGGCGCAGGTAGCGATGTGACTATTACTCACGATGGTTCCACCGGCGCAACTTTGGCATCCGCAGGCGCTTTTATTGTTGATGGCGCTGCAGCAGTTACAGTGGATTCCGATGCAGCCTTAACTCTCGGCGGCGCGTCAATCGATATGGATGCCGACGGTGGAGCGGTTGCTATCGATGGTACTGCAGGTGTGAGCCTTGGTACTGCAACCAGTGGCGTGGCGGTTTCCATCGGCCATAGCACTTCTGAGACCACTGTTAATGATAACCTTACTGTCACAGGTAATCATACCGTTACGGGAAATCTTACTGTAAACGGAACGACAGTAACTGTGAACAGCACGACGGTCACTGTCGACGATCCAATTATAACATTGGGCGGTGATAGTGCTCCTGGCTCCGATGATAACAAGGACCGCGGCGTCGAGTTCCGTTATCACGACGGATCCAGCGCTAGAGTCGGTTTCATGGGTTGGGATGATAGCGCCGAAGGCTTTGCGATACTTAGTGCAGCTACGAACAGTTCAGAAGTATTTTCTGGCACTGCTGCTCCATTGGTCATGGGCGCCCTGACTGCTACTGCCGTTGGTGCTAGCACAGGTACCTTCTCTGGAGTCCTCAAAACTGATGATGCCACTGAAGCCACTTCAACCACTGATGGCTCCTTACAGACTGACGGTGGCTTGAGCGTCGCTAAGAGCGCTGTTATCGGCGATGATCTAGATTTGTTGTCCGACGGCGCAATATTGAATTTCGGCGCAGGTCAAGATGTTAATCTAACTCACGTTCATGATACTGGACTTCTTTTGAACTCTAGTCGCCAGCTTCAGTTCGGAGATAGTGGTACTTATATTCATCAATCAGCTGATGGTGTTCTTGACCTCGTATCTGATACAGAGATTGAAATCAATGCCACTACTGTTGATATCAACGGCGCTATCGATGCTTCAAGTTCCATTACGGCAGCTGGACGAGTTATTGTGGATGATGCCACTGAAGCTACTTCAACCACTGATGGTTCTATGCAAACTGACGGTGGCCTGAGCGTCGCGAAGAGTGTGGTTATTGGCGACGATCTTGATCTATTGTCCAATTCCGCAATTTTTAAGGTTGGTTCTGATCAACCTTTCACCTTGACTCATGCTAACTCTAGCAATACTGCAACTGTCTCCTCTGGCCACAAGCTTGCTTTTGGTGATGCCGGAGATTACATCAGTGGTGACGGAACTGACCTATTGTTAGTTTCTAGTGCTGATGTTAAAGTTACAGGTGATCTTATCCCATCCGCGGATGACACCTATGATCTAGGTACTACATCTGCCGCTTGGCAGGACCTTCACTTAGAGGGTGACATCAAGGCACAAGATGCAATGGAGATTGATACCGCTGCTGGCGCGATCACTATCGATGGCGCTGAAGGTGTCGACATCCAAGAAGGCGGCACATCTGTCATCACTATCGATACCAACCGCGATGTGCTTTTTGCATCGACTGGTGGTAGCTCTGGTGATCCAGATGTTGAGTTTGACGGATATACACGCTTCGACGGAACTGCAGAGTTTGATGGCTCTGTTGACATCGACGGCGCCGTATCTCTGGATAACGCTAGTGTTACTTTCTCTGCTCTTGCAGATCTAACAAATAGCAGTGTTGCCTCGGGTGACAAATTTGTTATTCAGGACGCAGACGCTTCCGGTGTTGCAAAAGAGATCACTTTTGATCACGTTGCTGAAAAGATGGCAGGTGCTGGCATAGCTAATTCGAGTGGTGTTTTGAGCATCGCACACCATCAGGATACGTTTATTTCTGGCGGTGGTACAGCAGGCAATTCTGGCCGTATCTTTACTATGGCTGCAACACCAGCAAGTGCTGATGCTGTTAGTGTCTATATTAACGGTTTGTTGCAAGCTCGTTCCGGTTCCTATACTGCGAACGGCTTCAACGGAGAGCGAGACTATAATATCAGTGGTACCACTCTTACCCTAGTTTCATCAAATGCTCTTGCAGCTGGTGATGAGTTGGTCGTCAGGTTCATCAAGACCTGATAAACTCTACTAGATACCTACCTCTCCGAAGGCCCCGGTTCATTCCGGGGCCTTCTTCCTTTCTTTTATTCTTTTGCAAAATCCTAAAACTATTTACTAAAGTAAAATACTACTTTTTTAGATAAGCTCGATTTTCAAGGAGATTCATTAGTATGTCTGTAAAGAAATTTAAGTTCGTCTCACCCGGTGTGTTTCTTAGTGAGATTGATAAAAGTCAAATCCCAGCTACACCAGGCGGAGTCGGTCCAGTAATAATTGGTCGGTCACAACGTGGCCCAGCCCTCAAACCTGTAAAGGTCAACTCATTCCAAGAATTCACAGAAATATTTGGAGAACCTATTCCAGGTGGCAGATCTCCGCGCGGTGACGTCTGGAGAGATGGGAATGGATTTATTGCACCGACTTATGGTGCATATGCTGCACAGGCATATCTTAAAGCTAAAATCGATTCACCGGTAACTTTTATTAGATTAGCCGGAATCTCAGGCGACGACTCAAGTGAGACTGGCAAAGCAGGCTGGGCCGCAAGACGAGCCTTCGGCATTTGGGGGACAAACATTCCCGTTACCCCGGATGCCGCTTCAACGGCTAACTGTTCTTTATTGGGGATAATTTACTCCACAGGCTCCGCATTCGTGCCTGGTGTGAATGGCGTAAAGGCCGCCGACGCCAGCGCCGAGGCTGGTAAAGATAATCTTTATAACAAAGCCAACGGTGAGCATGTTCCTGTCAAGATCGATGCTGAGGGCAAATTTAAAATTCTTATAAAAGTTGATACTGGCGAAACGATTGAAAAACAAGTCTCATTCCGTGCCGGCGAAAAACATATTAGAAACGTCTTGAATACTAATCCAGTAAATACGAACACTGGCGTCACATCCACCGGATTGCAGGATTATTACAACCACTATTGGCTTGGCGAAACTTTTGAAGAAGAATATGAAAATCTAGTAAAAACAAAAGTAACCACCGCAGGCGCCGCCACAATGGAATCAACCTGCGTCTTTATAACTAGAATGGATGACGCGATGGCTGACAGAAAGTCAGATCAGCATGAACTTGAGCACTCTAGCGCCCCTTGGGTCATTCCACAGTACAATGGCACCTTCGGGGCCGCCAAAGCAACTGATTTAGCTGCAGGTGCAGAAAGGCTATTTAGAATACACAGTATACAGGAAGGAGAACAATCCTTGGACATGTATATAGAGGTTCAAAATATTAAAATTGCAGACCCAGCAGCCATCAGTCCTTACGGCCGATTTGATGTTGTTGTAAAGCAGGTAGTAAACGACTCGATCATAGTTCTAGACAATTTTGAAAACCTTAATTTAAACCCCAATTCAGAAGACTATATAGCAAACAGAATAGGTAACCAGTATTTTAAGTGGGACATAAAGCAGAAAAGAAATAGGATCTATGGAGATTATGCCAATAAATCTAGTTTTATAAGAGTAGAAATGAATCCTTCTTTCGCAGGAAAAGGACCCAGTGACAAAACAGCTGTCCCTTTTGGTTACCTCGGGCCCGTTATACCAAAGAAGCTTTCTTATTCGCCGGCTGACAACGGAAAGGTGTTTAAGAACACCGCCGGCGCCACACCCACCTGGCCCATCGACAGCGACGCTGCAGAAGCTGAAGGCGTTCTTTTCCACGGCGGCCTCGACACGGTGGTTTTCAACTGGCCAACACCACCAACTGTTCAAACGGGCTCTACAAACCCAAGCCAAGGAAACGGCGAATACGTGTTTGGCGCAACACCCTACAACCTCAGCCGCGACGGAGATAAATACGCGCAAAATTTCCAGTCAGTAAACGACGGCTTGAGAGATTATTATAGAATACTTGCAGATTATTCGACTTTGACAGCACAGCAGCAGTCCGGCCTCGCCGGCGCCAGCACTCAGCATGCATACATCTTTTCTTTGGATGATGTTGTTATTACTGGTGCGACAGATCCCGGAACGGACATTTCAAGTTATGATCTAGATAGGGCTGTATGGGTTTCAGGCTCATCCCAGACCGCGGGCACCGCACCGGCGCCGTCGACGAATCACTCTTACACCCATAACGTTGCTCGAACAGGCCACACAGCCGCCGGTCTTCTCGATGTTGTCCGGTCTTTCGCTCTGCCGCTCGCAGGTGGTAGCGACGGAGTTAATATAACCGAAGCTGATCCTTTTAATATGTCCATTCGGTCTAATTGTGTGGGCCCAGATGCCACCACAGCTAATAGCTACGCTTATGCCTCTATCGATAGGGCAATTGAGATGGTTAAGAGTCCTGAAATGGTAGAGATGAAGCTGGCTACAATGCCCGGTATCTCCAACAAGAATCTTACTGCAAAGTTAATTCAAACTTGTGAAGCCCGAGCTGACGCACTAGCTATTGTTGATCTTCCAAACATTTATAAGCCAGAATCGGAAGCTTATGCCCCTAATTTCGAATCCCGCGTCGACGGCACCACTCCAAGCCTGTCTGCCAAGGCTCTTATACAGAGACGAATAAACTCTTCTTATGGGTGCGCATACTACCCATGGGTGCAGATAAGAGACACAATAGATGGAAGTCCAGTTTGGGTACCACCTTCTGTCGTAGCCCTAGGTGCTATGGCTTACACAGAGCAGCGAGATGAAGTCTGGTTTGCGCCAGCTGGATTCAACCGCGGAGGCCTGAATGAGGGCAACGCTGGTGTGCCTGTTCTGCAGGTATCAGAACAGCTTCTTTCTCGAGACCGAGATGTCTTGTATGATGCGAATATTAACCCAATCGCTTCGTTCGTATCGGAAGGGATTGTAATTTTTGGTCAAAAGACGCTCCAAAGCACCAAATCGGCTCTTGATCGAATAAACGTTAGACGCTTATTGATTTTCGTCAAAAAGGAAGTTTCAAGAATCTCTAACTCTCTATTGTTTGATAATAACCTTCCAGCAACATGGAACAGGTTTAAGAGTTTGGTTGTCCCAATGCTTGAAAGTGTGCAAACTAGATTGGGCCTAGCTGATTTCAAGGTTGTCCTAGACGAGACCACGACAACACCTGATCTTGTCGATAGAAACATAATGTATGCTAAGATTTTTCTGAAGCCTGCAAGAGCAATAGAGTTTATTGCAGTTGATTTTGTTATAACACGTTCAGGTGCCTCTTTTGACGATTAATAATCGTTAAAAACTGCCTGAGTATAATATATACTAATAGGAGATTTAATATAATGACGTTTTGGACAGAAGCCTCGGTTGAGCCAAAGAGAAAGTTTAGATGGCTACTCTATCTTTCTGGTATGCCACAATTTATTGTAAAATCAGTGAAGAAACCGGCCTTCAAGGTTGGCACAACACCGCATCAATTTTTGAACTATGAGTTTCACTACCCTGGTTCAGTAAAGTGGGACCCGGTGAGCATGGTCATCGTCGACCCGGTTAACCCAGATTCTGCAGCTAGTCTTTATAGCATTCTGGAAACAGCCGGCTATGTTGTGCCAACTGCATATTCAGAATCAGCTCCGAAAACCATCTCGAAAGCTGAAATGGTTAGAGCTTTGGGCAATGAGATTAAGATTGTTCAATTGAATCCAGAGGGTAATGTTGCAGTTGAGACCTGGACACTCAAAAACCCTCAAATAGAGAGTGTTGAGTTTGATCAACTAGACTACAACAGCGATGAATTGCTTAATATAACGATAGGTCTAAAATATGATTTTGCAACACTTGAAACGCCAGCAACACAAGCTCAGTGGAGTACAAACACCACCAGCCCCGGCGCCGACGGAACAAGTGCTGCTGACAATTCCGGCACTATTACAGATTAAGTTACAGTTTTTAAGTTTAAGATAAAGAGGAAAGATGTCTAGAAATTCTAAAAGAACGAAAGTTCAACAGCGTCAAGAACCACCGCAAACACCACAGCACAATGTCCCACCCCCTGAAATGCCAAAACAAAATCCTTTTGGCATTTCATTTGTTGTACCAACTGAGATTGTGCACCTGCCTTCTGGCGGAGAATTTTATGAAGAAAGCAGCCCCCTGAAAGGGTTGAAGACTTTGGAAATTAAATCCATGACAGCAAAAGAAGAAGATATTGTCATGAACCAAAATTATATCAATGAAGGGATTGTATTCGACAAGCTCATTGATTCTTTGATGATAACAGAGAATATAAATTCAAAAGAAATTTTAGACTGTGATAAGTTAGCGCTTTTGATGTCAGCCGCCAAAACTGGCTATGGCGAAGACTTGGAAATGCTGTTTTCTTGCGACAACTGCTCGTTTGAGGGCCCAGTCAAAGCTAGCTTAACTAAGATCCTAGAAGATATGAAAAACAGGACGTTCGGTATCGCAGACACAGAAGAAGTAAAGTATGATGAAACAAGTAAGACTTTGCTTTTTGATTTGCCAATAACCAAAATAAGTGTTAGAATAAAAACAATGACTCCTAACGATTACAAGTATCTTGAAGAGTCAAAAAAACAAAAAGAAAAGCTTAACCTTCCTTTCAGTGATACTTTAGAATTTTTGAGGAGAATACTCGTTGAGGCGAATGGAGTTACCACGCCCGGCGAAATCTTCAAACTGACAGAGGTATTACCAACTGCAGACGCAAGAACTATAGTAAAGATCCATAACACTAGTATTCCAAAAATAGATAAGACTCAGATGATATGCTGCCCTGAATGCAATCACGAGCAAAAGGAGGACGTGCCCTTTTCTCTGGGCATGTTTTGGTCTTAGTAAAGAATATCTAGAGAAAGTTGTATATGAAGAGATTTATCTCTTAATACAGCACATGAAATGGTCGTTTTCAGAAGCTTACAGTCTCCCCATTGGGTTGAGAAAGTGGTTTATCCGTCGCCTGATCAGGCATCATGAGGAGAAATCAAAAGATGCATAAATTTGTATTCTATCTAGTTAAATAGGGGGCTATTCCCTTTATAGAGAACACTTAGAGAACCGAGGGTACTGATACGATGAGTGAATTTACCAAAGAACAAATAGCGCAGCTCTCATCTGCTATAAACCCAGTGCAAGAAGAGGTCTTGTTAAACCCGATCAAGCGCCTGGCCCAGCAAACCAAGTTATTCGACGAACAGCGAAAAGCTTTTACAGAAGCTGGATACGCCCAAGACCTTGAAGAGTTGGGTTCTGCCTTCAGTTCCGCCGCCGAACAGTCCCTAAAGCTGTTTGGGAATACCAACAGGGCGACTGATGCCTTAACTGCTTTTAGGACAAACGCTAAGGCTTTTGTTTATATGAGTGACAGTCTCCGTTCTAAGCTGCTCGAAACTACCGTAGCGATGCAGGGCTTAGGCTTCGAAGCAACAACACTAGCAGAAGTGGTTGACTCTGGGATGTATGCATTTGGCAGCTCAGCTGATGAATTGAAAGGCCTCATGGCCGAATTCGCGAATATGTCAGAAGCCTTAGCTATTCCGGGCGATACCCTGGCCAAGAACTTTCGCTCTGCGCAGCAAAATTTTGCTTATAACACAAAAATATTTAAACAAAATTTTAAAGAACTTCAGGTGATGTCGCGACAAACCGGGCTTTCTTTCGATTCGTTGACGAGCACATTTGGTAGCAGTTTTGATAGTTTCGAAGGAGCAGCTCAAAAAGCAGGTCAACTAAACCAGATATTGGGTAAATCAGCATTCAACAGCATTGAGATGCTAAATATGACCGAAGCACAACGAGCTAAAAGAGTAAAAAAAGAGTTCGAAGGCCGCGACCCGAACAAGATGGGCAAGTTTGAGTTAATGGCGGTTCAAGAGACTTTGGGATTTGGATCAGTAGAGGATACTAGAAAGTTCCTCAGGACAGGGAAACAACCCGGCGCCGTCGATTCAGAAAAATATGACAAGCTTGAGGGCAGATTTGATAATTCGACAAAAGATGTTGATATTAGCATAAAGAAACTTAGCGACAGTATCCGAAGAGGCCGCGGCCCAGTAGAGAATTCACTGGTCGCCCTAGGGAACATGATCCAAGATAGTACCAAAAACCTCGCAGCGGATGCCTTAACCAAGGCCATCGGCCTGAAGTTCGGAGAAGAGAAAACTAAAGAACTCCAGAAGAAAATCGAAATCTCTTTCAAAAGCCTGAATACCATGCAAAAATCTCAAGTTTCGCAGGTGATTCTTATGCAGAAGGACGCCGCCGGCGCATTGGAGGTTTTGAAATCCATTAAACAAAGCGCCCTTTCAGGTTTCAAACGAAACCAAATCGGCATCGATGCTAAAGATATCTTTCCAAATATCGTCAACCAACTCGAAGGCGCAAAAAAAGACCAAAGGAAACTAGTTGAAATCGCCGTCGCACTGGCAGCCTCCAGCAAAATAGCCGGCACAATCGAAGATTTCACTGGGATCCCTAAAGCCTTAACCACGCTGGTGACACTAGAGAAGTTTGCCAAGAATGCACCAAAGGACGAAGATTACAAAGCGCTGGGCGAGGCTTTGGATGGTTTTGGCGCCGGCCTAAAGATAATTACTAATGCGCTTCGGGCTTTTGGCCGAGATAGTAAAGAGATGGAAAAGATCGAGAAAGGCGCAACGGCCGCATTGAGTAAAAAAGGATCACCATGATGATTTTTATTAAAGGAGAGATAATATGAGTTTTACAGACTTTGGAGAAATAGCAAAATCAAAAAACCAGATGATCTCTTTTGAACACCTGGCTTCTGGGACAACCATAGAGTTCCCAGCATTTTTAACAGATTTTTCAGATAACTATACTGTCTCTTGGGGTGGCGAACAGATATTCGGCAGAAACGATCCAATAAAGCCATATCAATCAACAACTAGACAGATAACTTTAGCTTTCGACGTCTTGTCTGCCAGTGAGGCACACGCAAAAGAAAACCTTGCCAGATACTCAACCCTTGTAAAGATGCTGTACCCATCATACTCAGCACCCCTTGCCGGCACCGGAGGATCATTCGGCCGAACAATTAAGGCCCCACCACTGATAAGATTGAAATTTGTCAACATGGTCCAAGCGGCCAATGGGTCCGGATCTCTATTAGGTTGCATCGGCGGCTTCAATTTCAAGCCAAATGCAGCCGCCGGTTACTTCTATAAGCCAAATGGAGAGCTTTTCCCAAAACACTACAACATTAGCATAACTTTCGACCCACAACACGAAAACCAGTTGGGTTGGGATGAAAACCAAGATTTCTTAACAAGCCAGTTCCCTTATTCTGCGCCATCAGATTCTAAGGCTATTATGGGCGGAACAAAAAACAAGAGCAGACTGTTAAAGAGCTAACAAGGAGAGTATATCATGTCTGATAGGTACAACAACTACACAAATCCAATAATGGTCCCAAACAAGTTGCGCCCCGAAATTTTCCACAGAAGGGACTTGACAGAAGTCCGGCAATATGCTAGACTTGAGTTCAATAGTCCCGATGCTGAAGACCAGGAGACTATGGCCATTGAGACGCATGAGAGGATTATGGCAGTCGGAGAACGAATGAGTAAGTGGGCTTATGAGTTTTATGGATCAGTAGAGTACTGGTGGGTTATTGCATGGTACAACAAGAAGCCGACAGACAGTCATATACAACTAGGGGAAGTTGTATCTATACCAAAGGATTTAGAGTATGCGATCTATATTGCAACAAGAGAGACATAAATAATGGCAGCAGGAAAAGGAAATGAGAAGAACAGCTTTCACCCGCAAGCAGCATTGCTTTATAAATGGAATCTGCACGGCACCTCGGCCGAGTCCGGTATTAAAAAAGCGACTCTTACTCCGAGTGAAAATAAAACAATAGGAGTCCACTCCCTGGGAGGAGAGCCTTACGACCCCAATTCAGTTATGTCTAAGATTACAAATAAACCCGACAGTAATAACAAAATAGTCATTAAAGATGACTTCTTCAACCTAGAGACCTACAAAATAAGCTCCCTAGTGCCAGAACTTAGATTCTTTAAATCCATCGGGGAAAAGATGCTGCCTTTCTACTTTCCAACCACTGCAGAGGTCTCCGATGAGGGCGCCCCATTCTCTCTAGGCGCCGCAGCCGTCAGAGACTTTTCAGTAGAATTTGTCGGTACTAACCCATACCAGGCACCCAGATTTTTAATGGCCAATTTAACAGTGTTTGTTGATAACGTTTCTTTAATTTTTGCTGAGCCAAAGGCTGGTTATGCACGCCTAGCCGATTTATTTACAATATCTATAGCGAGAAACGCACCAGGTAACTTATCGAATGTCGAGCACAGTTCGACTATAACGCCAGGTGACCTTCGCCGACCCATAGAAGTCTCTGCCACTTTGGGGTATACTTTTTTAAATCAAAGCTTATTTACCCAACTGGAAGTGGAAGAGATCCGGGAATCAAATCTAGCGTTAAGGATGAATGTTATATCTCATAGCATAGACGTCCAACAAGATGGCTCAGCGACAATAAATATAAAATATACGGCAAGAATAGGTGACTCACTTGGCGATAGCCTCTTTAGCCTTGGGGATTCGACCGAGGACACTGTTGTTAGGGCTGATATACGGTCACTATTTAGGGATGGAGTTGTCGAGGCTGGGAAATCTAAGGAGGGCAAAATAAAGGAAAACAGAACATTAGAAGACTATCAAAAAAAACTTAAAGAAATTAGAAGAGTTATGGAGATCTTAGAATCAAAGAATAAAATCCACGAGGCTATTTTTGACGACAGCTTCTTGTTTCAATATAGCACCTATGGCAAAGCACAATCAGAAGTGAATCCCTTCGCTGCCACCCTCGACGCGATGGCCGAGAACGCGTCACTAATTTCTTCTGATGACGGAAAGCCCAGAAGTTACCTCGGCATAGGTACCCCCGCCATAGACCTGTCACTACCGAACCTGCCACCCACAGATGAACCCCTGAAGTTTTCATCGAAGCGCGTCGATGAAAAGTCTGTAGATTACAAATCACGTAAAGACGATCTAGACCTCTCAAAGAGGACCATCCATTACGTAGCACTAGGTGATCTTATGCAGGCCTTTTTTGAAAAGAGCGCAGAAAATATAGATAAAGCTATAAAAGAGATCTCTAACCCAGAGAGCGAAATAAACAAAAAGTATCAGAATAGAACCTCAGAAGAAAAGGAAAAAATCAAACTAGTACTAGAAGAAAACGTCAAAAAACTAAAAAAGTTTAGAGTTCTGCTGTCAGACGTAAACATAAAAATCAGAGGAAAGGACAGCACAGCTAAGCCAGAGATAAAGAAAATAAACTTAGCAGATGTGCCAATATCTTTAGCACTGTGGTCAAAGGTGATGAAGGATGAGGTAATAAGCAATTATGACAAGACTTATACAATATACCAGTTCTTAAATAAGTGTGTTAACCATATAATACCCGAGGCCCTGCACCTATCTTTTCAACCCGTGGCCAACGGGATAGTTGAAAGTATGCCAACAATTACAAGCACAACATACACCGGCCGTGGCCTCTCAGCAAAATTATCAAAACAATCTATTTTAAAACCATCGAACCTCCCCGGCTCGTCCGCTATGAAGTCCTACTCTTTCGAAGATGATAACGAATACTTTGTCATATTTCAAGAATCAGAAAGAGAGTTCACACCAGATGGCTCAGGGATAAAGAAGCAAGATTCAGATAAAGGTATTTATCATTTTGAGATTGGAAAAAATAGAGGCTTGATAAAGAGCATCAACTTTAGTAGATTTGACGTCCCAAAAGCTCAAGAGCAGCTGATGACAAACCAGGTAGGTTTATACGATGAATTAAAGATGCCGTATTCTGCCACAATCGAAATGATCGGCAATAACCTTTTTATGCCGGGGAGTCAAATCTATGTAAACCCGGGCAACATCGGCTTCGGCCTGCCTAATGATAAGAATAGCGCATCTCACAGGTTAGGCCTCGGAGGCTATTATACAATACTGTCTGTTACGACTAATGTGTCGAATGGTATTTCAACTACTTCTTTAAAGTGTTCTTTCGGGGCCCACGCCTCAGAGAGGAAAGGTCTTACGGACGCGGTGCCTATCACGGAAACGGCTGGAGAGATTAGTCAGAGCGAACCCGGGGCTGATGCGCAGGAGCTACCAACGGGGGTACCGACAGGGTCCAGTGATTCAATTCAGGCTACTAGCGGCGTTGAATCTAAACTGAAGAACACTCTCGGTATACAGGTAAATCTTTCAAATTCAATCTCGGAGCATTTTACATTTCATGACCCCGATGTGGACAAATCATGGTTCGCTGCCGGCACAGCAAGGTCTCATGATCTCCGCCGCGGCAGCCCTGTCATGGGAGTCGATCGAGTCAGATATAGCGCCGATCATATACGGTACTACATCAACAGCAGTTTCGATGCGCAGTATGAGTATGTTGACATTTATTTTGATGAGAATCGCACCAGCGGCCAGATCGAACCCAAGAAGAGGGGCACTTGACATGGCAAGCAAGATATTATTTTCCGCCGGCACTTCAAACAACCTCGAGAAAGAGTTCAGAGAAAGGGCCAAATATAAAAATTTAGTTAATTTCGAAAGTATGCTAGATACCTGGTATGAAAACGCTTTCTTCGGCCGTGTAAACAGCAAGTTTGAACCGGTCATCATAGTCCCCGGCGTGGATGACTCCATACTAAAGACTTTTCCGTCCGTCGCAGACGATGTCTCAGCCTTGGGTTTTGTCGCAGAGGCTTTTCGCAACTTTAGAAGAGATTACTTGCAGAGAGTCCAAGAGACTAATATATCTTTTCCGATCTTCTTGGAGGGCCTAGTGCCAACTGCCGGATATTTAAATTTCGAAACCTACTACTCAGAGTACACAACCTTTTTGACTACAAGTTATTTGGAAAACTTATCTAGCAATGCTTCTATTGTTGACTTCGAGAGTTTTGTTAAAGAGTTTATGAGTATTGCAGAAAGCGACCTCAAGAACTATCCAATTACAAAAACCGGTTTCCTACTCTCAAAGCATAACGATATAAAAACTACAGGCCTGGTATTAGAGCTAGCAAACCTGAATCCGCAGATCGATTTGTCAAAAGGTGAAATCTTGCAAGATCCTAATTTTTCTTGTTATCTAGACTATGCTTCAGCTTCTGGTTTCTATGTCGACAAAAACTCGCCATGGCGCCTGATGGTTAATTTAGATAAAGAAATCGTTAGGTTACTCATGAGAGCAGAAAAGCCAGAAACTATTGAAACTCCGGATGGCCCCATCGACCGGCCACCACCCGGAGTCCATGCAACTAGGTCTGCAAGTGAGATAATGGATTCTATTTATCGGATTAAAACCCACCCTGAAGACCTCTTCATGCTGCAGAGTTTTTTAGAAAACCTCTATATACAGGTTAGAAATAAGGTTGCTTTTGTTCCCAGATTGGGTTATAATGGTAATGAGTCAATAATGAGAAGGAGTCAAGTGTCTGCATTATCAGAAGAAACCTGGCTGGCCCTGCTCTTACGCACCCGCTTATATGAACTGGACAGCTACGATCAGAGATTTTATGAAGTCGAAGCACACCAAGCCATACAGACCTACTCAATTTACGGCCTTAGTCACGCGACGGCCAAGATAGGATCTACTTGTTCTAAGATCATAGAACAGGTAGTGCTTGATCACGACCAGTTCCGGCGCCGCACCGAAAATGAAAGAAGAGAGAACGTTGAGAGTAATACAGACACTTGAAATAGAAGATAACTGCAGAGGAATATATGCGGACAACCAGTTTATATTTAAGAACTTCAGCCAACTTTTAGATTCTGCAGATCATGCATGGTCTTATTCCACGGCAATAGAAAGGGATGAGAATTATACGTTTCTGAGTGTCTATGCAAATCAGAAGCAATTATCAGAGTTCTCTCGAGACCCGCAAGGGATCCTCTCAGTGGGGGATCTTATAAGATCCCAAAAAGCTGCAGCCCTAACAGCAAAGGTCGACCTTTCCAGACTATGTTTTTTTGACGTCTTGCCGGACCATCTGCTGCATCGATGGTTCTCTCTCAGGGACGCAGCCATGCAAGAAATAATAAGAACAGTCCCCAGGCCTGCCAGTTATGATATTATGCATAAAATCCATGTCCTCACAACAGAAATCAGCAAAAGAGGTTTAAATGTTGGAAAGATAAGGGAGAGAGTTAAATATGACATTTATACTTCAGCTACAGGAAGGTTGGCAACAGTGAAGGGTTCATACCCAATCATGAATATAAAGAAAGAGGAGAGAAAATCGGTCACCCCGCAAAATGATTTGTTTCTAGAACTGGATCTCAATGGCGCGGAAATAAGAACATTACTAGCTTTCTCTGGAGTCCAACAACCAACAGAGGATATTCACTTGTGGAATATGAAGGATATGCCTCCATGGATCTCCAGATCAGAAGCTAAAGCTCAATTCTTTGCCTGGCTTTATAATCCAAAGGCTGAAAATGGAATATATGAGAAGCACTATAATAAAAAAGCATACTTAGAGCATTACACCAACGCGACTATTAGGACTCCTTTTGGCAGGACCCTTCCTGTAGACGAAAGAAAAGCATTAAATTACTTGCTTCAATCTACAACATCTGATATAGTACTAGAGAATGCATACAAGATCGTGAAGAAACTTAGGGGCACCAAGAGCTTTGTTGCATTCACTATGCACGATTCTGTTGTGCTTGATTTCGCAAAAGAGGATTATGAGATGGTTTCTCAGCTAAAAGACATATTCGAGACAAACTTATTTGGTAGATTTCTATCAAACGTCAGCATCGGTAAGAACTTCGGAGAGATGAAGGAAATACGCGTTTGAAAAACATACTAGCCCTAGGAAATGCCGCATGCGATATAGTCACAGAACTAGAGAAGTACAATATATACAAAATATATAGAATCTGTAATCAGGACAGAGAAGAGAAGAATACCTATATCGTTCCTGAGCTGGATTCCGCCGAAGAATATGAAAACTTAAATATTTTAAGTAAAATTAAGTTTCTCCGGAGCATCAAAGATGAAATTACATTCTTTGTTTGCGGTGCCTCTAAAAGTAGCGCTTTGTCCCTTAAGATCTTGGAGTCGATGCATAAAAGAGGATTAAAGATAAAAATTATTTATTTTCACCCGGAAACAGAATTCCTCTCAGAAGACCAAGTCCTTCAGGAAAAGACAGTGCGGAGCGTTTTACAGGAATACGCTAGGTCCGGACTCTTTGAAGACATCACTATGGTTTGCAATAAGACCCTGGAAGGCTTCACGGAGTCGATCAATGTTTTCGACTACTATAAACAGATAAATTCAGTATTTTGTGATAGCTATCACATGGTCGAAGTCTTCAAGAATACTAAACCAATTATGTCGACATTCTCACGTATTAGAGAATCTTGCCGTATACGCTCCTTGGGAGTTAGCACCATATCTTGCGAAGACAAGTTATTTTCTCCTTTCAAACAAGAAGTGGAAGTGGTATACTATTTCGGTATTAACGAAGAGAAACTGAAAACCCAGGGAAACTTTTTCAAGGAGTTAACCAACAGTGTCAAGAATCGAATGAGGGAGGAGACAAAGGCCTATTTCGGAATCTATCCAACGCAATATGAAAATGACTATATTTATGTCGAGTGTTTTTCTCCAAAAATCCAAGACCTGCTAAATTAAAAAAAAGAACTTTAAGTTCACTAGAAAAAGTGATAATATTTAAACATACTCATGGTGCTGTGCTAGCAAGTTGCTAATTTCAGTGCCGCTTTATACGATAAAAAAAGGAGAAATTATGAGTAACTATGTAACGCCTATCCCTGGCGCACAGGGCCCAGCTATGTCAACCACGTCCCAAGACTTCTTGATAAAGGATTTTCTTGTGCAGTTCTCTGACATAAAATACTTTGTAGATAAGAATTTCCAGAGAAATTTGGTCTGGTCGAAAACTAAACAATCAAATTACATTCAATCAGTTGCAGACGGCTGCGCCTCAAGTTCAATGATTGTAGCATGCACTAGATCAGCACTCAGTGCATCTAGAGCCCTGGTAGAATCAGCAGGTATAAAGTTTCTAGAGGGAATTTTATCAGACGGATTTGATTGGCTAAGCTTAGACGGCATGCAACGGCGCGATACTATTTTTAAGTTTATTAATAGTAAAATATCCTTGAACGTTGTATTGAAAGACTTATCAGGAAAATCACATGATTGCCAGGGAAAGTACTTCAAGGATCTCGATATTGGCGTTCAGCAGAACTTTTTACACAATAAGGTACATGTTGTTACTCACATGCATACGCCGTACTCTAAGTGCCCTATCGTTTTCCGAGCAATTAACGATGGAGCAGGTCTAAACAACCAAGAATGGCGCACAGCAATCATTACGCCTGTGGCGCGCCCAATTAGAACCCTAGCCGAAACAACCTATCACGATGTCTGGCCGCTGATCGAGTCGTTTAAAGAGAGTAACATCAAGAGGATGAAGGACAGCGAAGCACTTCTACATATGTTTATGGAACTCATGCCTGAAATCGAAGAAAAAGACTTCATTTCTAAAGATCACTGTGATAATTTTTATTTTCTGGGAGAAAACAAGGATCGCTTGTCTGCCACCCCTCAGTATCGCTCGTTCCGAGCAGCACAGGACATTATTAATTTGGCTATGGATTGTTTCCGCCAGCAACGCGCCTGTCCGAAAAAGATTCCAAAAAAGACAATGTGGGCTACAATATACACATGCCGAGAGGTGTTTAACTCTAACTTAGTCGTCACGAATTACGCGTCACTTTTTGAGGAAGCCCGAAAGCATGACAATAGATTGATTAGTGAATCAAAAGCTCAACAAGGCCGCGATATTTTAAATACTCAGAGCAAGAAACGCTGCACAGCAGAGGTCGCAGAAGCAAATCACCCAGATGACAACTATTACTGGAGATGGGTAAATAGGAACGGAGTAGAAAAATTCAGAAAACTGCGAATCCAAACTCTCATAGAGAGCCTTTCAATCCAATTAAAATCTTTTACAAGCAGCAAGATAAAAGCTGCATAATCTACTTGACTTAAACATCAAAATATAGTATAGTATATAGAGTTGGTCAGGAAATTCGCTGACCTGCTATAGCCAAACGTGCAAAAAAAATAATATACCAATAGGAGGTAATACAACATGGCACTTAATTTAGACGCAATGCGTGGAAAATTAGATAAATTAAACGGAAAGGGCGACGGAAGTAAAAATCAATTCTGGCGACCCGAAGACGGTGAGAACAATGTTCGTATTGTCTCGACACCAGACGGAGACCCCTTCAAGGAGAGGTACTTCCATTATAATGTAGGCACATCAGGTTTTCTCTGTCCAAAGAGAAACTTTGGCGATGCTTGCCCTGTCTGCGATTTTGCAAACAAACTCTGGAATGAGGGCACAGAGGAGAGTAAGAAGCAAGCAAAGGATCTCTTTGCAAAGCAACGCTTCTTCTCACCGGTTCTTGTCCGCGGAGAAGAAGATCAAGGTATTCGTGTTTGGGGATACGGTAAGATGGCCTATGAGAAGCTCTTGACAATCGTCCTTGATCCAGACTATGGAGACATCACGGACCCAGAGAGTGGTAACGACTTGAAGCTTATGTACGGCAAGCTGCCCGGTGCTTCTTTCCCTCGAACAGATATTCGTCCACGACCACGGAAGACAATCCTTTGTGATGATGCAGTCGGAGGCGACGAAAGGTGCGCAGAGTTGTTGGAGACCATCCCAAGTTTTGACGACCTCTTCGAACGAAAGACGACCGAAGAAGTGAAGTCTATTCTCGATCAGTTCATGGCAACTGATTCTGGCAATTCTGAAGTTGTGAAATATGGGACACCGACTGGAGGATCTACAAATGCTGTTGAATCAGCTTTTAACGATCTTCTGAATTCTTAAGGAGTCAACAGTGGCTAGACCTAAAGTATCAAAACTAAAGAAGGGTTCGCTGGATATTGCTGCAGTCCGCAATATCATCAACAAAAAAGCAGGTAGAGAAGTCGCACATTCACTTCAGGACAATAACCCAACTGAAGTGAGTGAATGGATTTCTACCGGCTCAAGATGGTTAGATTCAATTATCTGCAAGGGAAAACTTGCTGGCATTCCAGTCGGTAAGATTTCAGAGATTGCAGGCTTGGAAGCAACCGGTAAATCATTCATGGCTGCACAAGTGGCCGGCAATGCTCAAAAGATGGGCATTGACGTGGTTTACTTCGACTCTGAGTCAGCCCTTGATCCAAGTTTCCTAGAAAGAGCCGGCTGTGACCTTGAACGTCTTATGTATGTTCAAGCAGAATCAGTCGAGTTTGTCCTGGAAACTATTGAAGAGCTGTTGGGGACAGGGAACAAGTGGCTGTTCATTTGGGACTCTCTGGCCCTAACTCCTTCTATGTCAGATGTTGAGGGTGATTTTAACCCTCAATCATCAATGGCTGTGAAGCCAAGGATCTTATCTAAGGGTATGTCAAAACTAACAGTACCAATCGCCAACAGTAAAGCGACATTTTTGGTGCTCAATCAGCTAAAGACGAATATTACACGTTCACCGTCTGAGGCTATGACAACTCCTTATGTAACCCCCGGCGGTAAAGCGATGCACTATGCTTATTCTTTGCGCATTTGGCTTACTGGGCGAAAAGCTAAAGCTTCTTTCGTGCAAGATGACAATGGATTCAGAATAGGCTCAGAAGTCAAAGCGAAGCTTGAAAAGTCTCGTTTTGGTACAGCTGGTCGTCATTGTAACTTTAAGATCCTATGGGGAGACGATAGTATCGGAGTCCAAGATGAGGAAAGTTGGTTTGATGCCATTCAAGTTTCTGATAGACTTCTCCAATCAGGAGCTTGGTTTACCTTGGTTCAGAATGATGGCACTGAAGTAAAGTTCCAACGCAAGAACTGGGTGGATAAACTTCAGGATGAAAAATTCAGAGAAAGTGTCTTGACAATCATGGACGAAGATGTTATTATGAAGTTCAAGAATAGAGAAGGCAAAGCTGACGACTTCTACGATACGGACGATCCGGTCGCGAAGCCAGACAGCTAAACACAAAGCCCACCTCTTCGGTGGGCTTTTTTTATGGAGAAACAAATGAAGAGAGTAATGATTGTTGACGCATTCAACCAGTTCCTACGGGGATACATCGTCGACCCAAGTAAAAACCCCAATGGAAATCCCATCGGAGGCATGAGAACCTTTATCAACATCATGAACAAGATCACTAGGGAGATTTCTCCTGACATGATTGTGGTAGTGTGGGATGGCAAAGGAGGTTCGAAGAAACGCCGATCGATGAATAAGAATTACAAAGCAGGAAGAAAACCACTCAGAGTTAATTGGAACTCAGATGAGATGACCCCACAGGATACAGACAATAACAAGCTCTGGCAGCAGCTTAGGGTGGTAGAATACCTTAACCAGACACCAATTGTCCAGTTTATGGAACCTGAAGTGGAAGCCGATGACGTTATATCTTATGTCAAGAATACGCCGATGTTTTCAGAGTGGCAAAAGGTAATCGTTTCTGCAGACAAGGATTTTATACAGCTTTTGGATGAAAAGACTCTACTGTTTAGGCCAATTCAGAAAGAAGTGCTAAACACTAATATGGTTATTGAGAAGTTTGGTATTCATCCGAAGAATTTTGCACTTGCCCGAGCAATGGCTGGAGACCCCAGCGATAACCTCCCTGGTGTCCCACGTGTAGGTCTTGGAACAGTGGCAAAGAGGTTCTCATTCCTCAAAGAAGATACCGATTACTTTGTAGCAGATGTTATTCATGAGTGTGAAAAAGAGGAAAACAAGCTTAAACTTTACAACAACGTTCTGGAATCAGAAAATCTTATTGAAGACAACTACAATATTATGCAGCTCTCATCGCCTTGCTTATCACCACAGAGTAAGAACCGGATTGATGAAACATTCGAAGAGTTTAACCCCCACTACAACCAAACAGAGATGAGAAAACTGATGCTTCAAGACGGTGTCCTAACAGTGAATATGCAGGATTTAGAGCAAAAATTTAATGATATTATCACTTCCTTTTCATAGGAAAGCCTGCTATACTATCTAAGTAACAAATAAGGAATAACATGGAACAAGCAGTTAGTTTTTCAAAATTCGGAAAGTCATTTCAAGAAGACCTTTGTCATCTGGTGTTGAACGACCGCCCATTCGCGGATCAGATGTTTGAGGTACTAGATCTAAACTTTCTAGAGCTTAAGCATCTGCGAGTTTTTATTGATAAGATAGCAAAATACAGGAAGAAGTATGGAGTCCACCCCACATCTAATATTATGCATTCGATCATACGAACAGGTTTGGATGCATACCCCGAATCAGTTAAAGTACGAATCCGAGAATACTACGCCAGGGTTTTGGCAAAAGGTGAGATCCCTAATTCTTCGGAATACATCAAAGACACAGCACTAGACTTTTGCAAGAAGCAAAAACTCAAAGAAGCATTGATTAAGTCAGTAGACCTCATCAAGAACTCTTCATTTGACGAAGTTTCTAAAGTTATCGACGGAGCCCTTAAGCTGGGATCAGATAATTCATTTGGCTACGAGTATCTCGCAGACTTTGAGAAGAGGTTTGAGCTAAAGGCTAGGAACCCCGTATCAACCGGTTGGCAGCAGATAGATGATGTTGCGAAGGGTGGCTTAGGTAAAGGCGAGTTAGGAGTAGTAGTGGCCCCTACTGGAGCTGGCAAGTCTATGGTTCTTGTCCATCTGGGTGCTGCAGCTCTTAAGCAGGGCAAGCATGTGCTGCACTATACACTAGAGCTTGCGGACACGATCGTCGCAAGTCGTTATGATTCCGCCATAACTGGTGTAGAGCTAAAGAACTTAACAATTTTTAAAGAGAAAATTTACGATGAGATAAAAGATTTAACAGGAAAATTAATTGTAAAAGAGTATCCAACGCGATCCGCGTCCATTCAGACAATTAAGAATCATATTGATAAGTTACGAAGAAGAGACTTTGTACCAGATATGATAATCATTGACTATGGGGACCTAATAAAGCCAGAATCTTCCGGAAGAGACGAGAAAAGACACCAACTGGAAACTATTTATGAAGAATTGCGAGGCCTAGCGCAGGAGAGTGAGTGTCCAGTTTGGACAGCATCTCAGACGAATAGGTCAGGTTTAAACGCTGAAGTTATTACTATGGAGTCCATCTCCGAAGCATTCAATAAGTGTTTCGTCGCAGATTTTATCTTTACAGTCTCAAGAACAGTTGAGGATAAAAACACTAACACAGGTCGCATTTTTTTAGCGAAGAACAGGAATGGCCCAGATGGCCTTATATTCCCTCTGTTTATGGATACTAGCAATGTAAAAATAAAAGTTTTAAATCAAACAAACGAGTCAATTAGTGATATAATGGAGAAGTCGTCAAAAGTGCGGCTAGATAATCTAAAGCAAAAGTATGCAAGTTTTAAGAAGGAACAAAAAGGAGTAAGTTAATATGGAGCTATCAAATAAGATCTTATCAGAGATTACAGTACACATGAAGTATGCCCGCTATTTAGATGATGAGCAAAGAAGAGAGACGTGGGAGGAACTAGTAACGCGAAATATGAACATGCACCTTAAGAGGTCCCCTCAGTTAGAACTTCAGATAAGAAAAGCTTATAAGATGGTTCGTGATAAGAAGGTGCTCCCCTCGATGCGCTCGATGCAGTTCGGCGGAAAGCCAATTGAAGTTGCACCTAATCGTATCTTTAATTGTGCCTTTATGCCCATAGACGATTGGCGCTCCTTCGGCGAGGCGATGTTTCTGCTTTTGGGTGGAACTGGCGTTGGCTACAGCGTGCAGACGCACCACGTCGAGAAACTCCCTGAGATTACCAAACCCAACCCCAAGAGGACACGTCGATTCCTAGTAAATGACTCCATCGAAGGCTGGGCTGATGCTGTAAAGGCACTCGTCCGAAGTTATTTCAATGGTGGCTCTAAGTTAAGATTCGACTTTTCTGATATTAGGCCAAAAGGCGCCGCGCTTATTACAAGTGGCGGCAAAGCTCCAGGCCCACAACCTCTTCGTGAGTGCCTTGTTAAACTGGAGGGCATGTTAAGCGAGAAGGATAATGGGGATAAACTGTCCTCTATTGAGGTTCACGATATGATTTGTTATATCGCTGATGCAGTTCTAGCTGGTGGTATCCGCAGAGCAGCACTGATCTCACTATTCTCAGCTGACGACCAAGAGATGATCTCCGCCAAGACTGGTGATTGGTGGGAGAAGAACCCACAACGAGGTAGAGCGAACAACTCTGTTGTACTACTCCGCCATAAGATCGACAAGGAATACTTTATGGATCTTTGGGATAGGGTAAAGGCGTCTGGAGCAGGTGAACCAGGGTTTTATTTTTCGAACGATAAGGATTGGGGAACAAACCCTTGCTGCGAGATCGGCCTGAGACCTTATCAGTTCTGCAATCTAACAGAGGTCAACGTATCGAATGTTGAAAGCCAAGAAGATTTAGAGAACCGAGTAAGGGCTGGGGCTTTCATTGGAACTCTCCAGGCTAGTTATACAGATTTTCACTATCTCCGTGACGTCTGGAGAAGGACAACAGAGAAAGACGCCTTAATCGGTGTGTCGATGACTGGCATTGCCTCAAACGCAGTATTACAACTTGACATGAAAGCGGCAGCACGAGCCGTTAAAGAAGAGAATGCAAAAACAGCTGAGATTATCGGTATCAAGCCCGCAGCACGAACCACTTGCGTGAAGCCGGCCGGCACTACTAGCTTAACCCTAGGGACTAGCTCTGGCATCCACGCTTGGCACAATGATTATTATATCAGAAGACTTAGAGTGGGCAAAAATGAGGCAATCTATTCTTACTTGCTAGAGAACCACCCAGAGTTGGTTGAGGACGAGTATTTTAACCCTCACACCACTGCCGTCATTTCTATTCCGCAAAAGGCACCCGAAGGTTCAATTATGAGAACTGAATCGGCGCTTCAATTGCTGAAGCGAGTCAAGCTAGTAACTGATGAGTGGGTAAAACCTGGATTCCGTAAAGGGCAGAATACGCACAATATATCCGCGACAATTTCAATCAAAGATGCGGAGTGGGTTGATGTAGGGGAATGGATGTGGGAGAACAGGACAAGTTACAATGGCTTATCCGTGCTTCCATATGACGGGGGGACGTACACCCAAGCACCCTTTGAAGATTGCTCGAAAGAGACTTATGACGTAATGATGGACTCTTTAACCAGTATCGATTTAACTAAAGTTACAGAAGCTGAAGACAACACTGACCTTAAGAGCGAAGCTGCTTGTGCCGGCGGCGCCTGCGAAATAAAATTTGTTTAAAACGCTTGACAAATTTGATAAAATATAATATTATTATAATACAACTCAACAAAAAAGGAAAAAACAATGAGTTTCAATCAAGACGACAAACTTTTAACAACTGAAGAGCATATTTCTAACTATGTTAGGGAATTCGCTGCCATCGAGGACGCCATGGAGCCATTTAAGGAACAGCGCAGAGATCTGAGAGAATCATATGATGATAATGGCTGGCTCTCTAAAGAAGAAATGAGACTAGCAGTGAAGGCTTACAGACTGGTAAAGTCAGATACAGACATGGAACAACTAACAGAGTACTTCAACAAACTTAAGAGAACAGTGAGGAGCATCAATGTCTAGAATTCCCCCAATCCTAAAACCAGTAAATCGCCATTTAACGATCATACCTCACGTTAAAAAAAATGAAACCAACACTGGTGTATTAGTGCCAGACGATTTTGAAATGGAGGAAGACAGATACATTCCAGCTACAGTTCTTGACATCGCAAAAGATTGCTCACCTGAGATACAGATGCTCAGAGCCTCTGACTCACCTAGGCAGGTCATCGTCCAGCGCGCCATGGTCGAGGAAGTCTCTGTAGGCGATAAATCATATTATGTAATATTAGAAAATTACGTTATAGGCTTTCTGCGAGGGCCGAATGAAGCTTGAATTGTTTGATGACGGAATTGGCTCTGTTGACTACGTTGCACACATGGGCGATGATTTAACAATTGTTAACGCTGCTCGCGTTTCTTTCGGAGCAGAAAAGGATGACCTAGATGAAAAAGATATTAAACTTATTAACTACCTCATGGAGCACAATCACACTAGCCCATTTGAGCATTGTTCTATTACAATGCGTTTTATTGTTCCTCTATTCATAAGGTCCCAACACCATAGACACAGGACCTGGGCTTACAACGAAATCAGCCGCAGGTATACCAGTGTGGGTATGAAATTTTATAACCCAGTTAAATTTAGGACACAACACAAGAGCAACCGCCAAGCTAGTCTAGACGAACTAATTGACCCGACTCTGGATTCATCTTACCTTGGGATAGGGTTCGAGAAGGCTTCTGCTGCAGTGTCCAACCACAACACGCGAAGCATCAACTTGTATACCGCGATGATGGAAGCTGGAGTATGTAGAGAACAGGCAAGAGGTGTCCTGCCACAAAACTTATATACAGAGTATTATGGAACAGTGAACTTGCATAATTTATTAAAGTTTGTCTCTTTGCGTATCCACGCTGGTGCTCAATGGGAGATCCAGCAAGTTGCAAAGGCTTGCTTAAGGATAGCAAAACACAAATTTCCCTATGCCACAGCGGCATTTATCAAAAAACATAACATGGACTTATAAAATGAAAAGATTATTATTTATTATACTTTTTTTTGGTTGCAGCGATGAAACAGCCGTGACCAACTTTGAACAACCTTCCGATGGCGGCCGCCTAGCTGTGTCGGACTCTGGAGTTGACCAGTCAGTGCCTGACTCAAACGTCCCGCTTCTTAACTGGGATGCTTCCATTGATGCTGGCCCACCAGATGCAATGGTAACTCGATGTGACACAGTGACAGTGGAGGACCATGAGGCTTATTGCAGCTGCCTGCCTGATTGTTGCGAGGTGCAAGAGTGGTTCTGTCCACCACAACCAGATAACACCATACAGTCTATGCAGGTTACTATAGAGGTTTGTAATCCGGCCGGAGAGGCTTGTGAGTTTGGTCCAGATCCAGACTGTCCACCCCCACAGATTATTAATCGGAGCGAGTGTCAGGTGACCCACGAGTGTCCCCCCGGTTCTTCGCGCGATTTTTTACGCTGGTTCGAGTGCCAATTGGCAGATGGGCGCACAGGCAGGCAAAGGGTGTTATGTGATAAGGGGCAGATAATCCATGGCCCATGCACTTCTTGTGAAGATCCGGAAATATGTGATGGCATAGATAATGATTGCGATGAGCGCATCGATGAGAACCCAATAGTCTGTGAGGACGAATGCGGCCCGGGCGTCGGCCTGTGTGTTGGTGGTGTATTGATAGATTGTGTCAACCGCGAGCCGCAAGAAGAGGTATGTAATTTTATCGATGACGATTGCGATGGCAACATCGACGAAGGTCAGCGAAATGTATGTAACGAATGCGGCGAGGTACCTCCGGAGATTTGTGATGGGGTTGATAACGATTGCGACGAATTAACGGATGAAGGTCTGATCAGAGAGTGCGAAACTCCCTGCGAGAGAGGAGTGGAGAGCTGCATCGCTGCCCAGTGGGTCTCTTGTACCGCGCGCCCCCCATCGGACGAAGAGTGTGATGGCTTAGACAATGACTGCGATGGGATCCCAGACGAGGGTATCAACTGCTTGTGCACAATTGATCAAGTCGACGCGCTGTTTCCCTGCGCAGAAGAACCCTTATTCTGTGGTCAAGGGTTTAAGACTTGTTATTGTCAAGATATTGATTGCACCGTGATTGCAATGAGTCCGTGTATGGCTCTATGTGCATTCCTGCCCCTGGATCAGGGCGAAGAATGCAACCCCGGGATTGGTAGACCAATACAAGAGGAAGTCTGCAACAACTTTGACGAAGACTGCGACGACATTTTAGACGAAAACTTAACACGCGCATGCTATTCTGGCCCAAGAGATACATTAGGGACAGGTATATGTCTGCCCGGTGAACAGTCCTGCTTCGAGGGCCGCTGGGGCGGACCGAATAACGATGGTGACTGGACTGTCAACTTGTGTGAAGGTGAGGTGGTACCAATGGAGGAGGTTTGCAACGGGTCGGATGATGACTGCGATGGAAATGTCGACTACGGTGAAGAAGTAAGAGACACCGACATCTTGCTTGTTCTAGACACTAGTGGATCCATGACAGGGGAAATCAGAGCAGTGACTCAGGCCCTGTCTCGTTTTGGCCAACACTTTGCAGCAGAACAGGCAATCCGATGGGGCCTTATTGTTGGCCCAACGAGGACAACGGACCCTGCGCATCCACGCTCAGAACTAGAAGTTTTGACGATGGTCTCAAATATATCAATGTTCCCTCAGTTTTTTGCAGACTTTGTAGCCCTAGACCCAGCCGAATTCGATGGCGGTCTTGAGATGCATATGGACGCAGTAATGTTAGCCCTGAGAAACCTGGCGCCCTTGCATGTCGACTTTCAAAACAGGCGATGGGTGCAGGGCGTTATGTCTATCCCGGATATTGGAGGGTTCTTTCTTAACTGGAGACAGGAGACTGACCGCATTATCATAGTATTTACAGACGAAGACGAACAATCGTATATGAATCCGGAATTTAGATCACCCGAGTTAACAGCAGCGCTTCAGGCGGCCCCAAATACAAAGTTGTACACCTTTGCACTAGCCTTTTACGGTTGGGACGAAATTGCAATTGCAGGTGGCGGCCGCAACTTTGATTTATCATCGCGAGCAGATGAAATGTATAACAACTTGATGTCTATTATAGACGAGATCTGCCTACCTAGAGAGCAAGACCAAGGAGCCCTTAACATGAGCCAGCTCAGGTATCTTCCCGCAAGCTATGAACCGCAAGCTCCTGTTCTGATGTGTTACTAGAGAAAGTAGTCCTGGGTCATTCCGTTGAATCTGCAATGTTTGCATACCTCAATGGTTACTACCATGTTCAGACCTCAAGTTTTTACCCTTTGTTTTTTAAGGAATTTCAAGAGTTTAGACTTTTTGGTACTAGAAACAAAAAGCAAATTTGGCAGAAAATCAAATTACATTTAGGCTTGCTAGCTCTTGGCATTGATTATGCGGAAGTCAAGCAGGTCCGAGTCGCGGATAACAACATTAAAATTTTTAGTGATAATCTCCTGGCTCAATTTGAGTTTGAGCAGTGCTTTATATTTGAGACCCTCAATATAAAGCACGAGAACGCCTTATCTGGCACGCACGCAGAAGAGTATGAGGTTATAGATGATTTCACAATACAACGCCTAGGAAAGCAAGCGAAGCACATCAACCCGGTTTACACTGAAGACAGATTATTGTCAGAGATTTACTTCTATAACTCCCTGAGGGTCGATGGCGCTAAACATATCACCGATATAGTTACGGTGTCACAACTGACAAGAGATCAGTTATATGACTTTGATTATTCAGATACAATAGCCAACTTCAAACTAAAGAGTCATCTCAACTCTATGGGTTACATCGGCCTAAAAGAGAAAGGTAAGTATAAGAATGGTACTGATATATATAAAAAGTTGATCACGTCGCATCTCTCGCGCTATGTCCACCCGATCGATCAAAACACTTACAGCAATTCTAAGAAAGTAAAGTTTATGAATATGAGCATGCAGGAAATAATAGATGGATACAGCCCTAAAAGGTAGAAACCTAGCAGGAATCGTTCCGATTGCTGGTCGGCAAGATCTCTTGGGTCTACCCTGGCCAGACTGTTTACACCCTCTTGCCAAAGATATGTTAGCAATCGAAAGAGCTGTGTACGAGTGCGCACTGGTGAACTGCGATTCTATATGGGTCATATGCAACGACGACACTGCACCTTTAATAAAGAAGAGGCTAGGGGATTATGTTATAAACCCCAACATATATGACAACTGGGACTTCAAAAGGCATCCTGATTCCTGCAAGGAGTATATACCGATATTTTATACACCAATTCTACAAAAGCATAGAAAAAGAGTCGACACTGTGGGGTGGTCAGTTCTTCACGGCGCCTTAACCTCTTTTATAGTCTCTAAAAAAATCTCAAAATGGACAGTGCCAACGAGCTATTATGTATCCTTTCCGTACGGCATATATGACCCATCGGCGCTAAAGAAAGTTCGGTCTGCAATCCGAGGCGCAGAGAGAGTGTATGCCAGCTACAATGGCAAGACAGTCCGCGACGGCTTATATCTACCTTTTAGTTTCACACCTGAGTGTTGGTTACATTTCCGCCGTCAACTCAACGAAACCAACACAGGCGGAGATAAAAATTTACCACTTGAAGAAAGATGGTCGGCAAAGAATTTTTCACTTGACAAAATCTTTAAACATGATAAGATAGATATAGATAAAAAAGTCGAATTGGAATTTTACCATAATTTAGATTCATGGGAAAGTCTAAGAGAATTTTATATTTCAAACAAAAAGCTGAAAAAGATGCCCCCGTCAATGGCAAAACCATTTTTCATAAGAAAGGAAGACAGATGATCGATATTGAAGAAGCATACGACAACTTAGCTTACCACACGAAGGAGTCAGCCACGCTGCCGCTGACATTTTCCTCAATGACAATAGACCAGCAGTTCTTTTTCCGTGACCTATACGACTCGATCGTGTATGATATAGAAGAAAAAGAAAAACTAATTGAAGATCTTGAAATGATTAAATCTGACTTGGAGTGCACAATTGCAAGCGTCAAAAAACAAAACTAATATTCCTTTCGTAGGGTTGCATGCCCATTCTGTGGCAGGATCCCCATTCGATGCATTAGGGTATCCGGCAGAACATATGGATTTTGCATTTAACAACGGAATGGATGCCCTCGCTCTTACCGACCATGGCAACGCTAATGGTCTGGCGGGACAGGTATTGCACGCCAAAAAGATGCAGAAAGAAGGTAAGAACTTTAAGCCTATCTTTGGCGTAGAAGCTTACTTTATCCCTTCCGTTGCAAACTGGAAGAAGGATTATGAAAACATTAAAGCTTCTGCCAAGAACAAATCAGAATATGAGGCAGCCAGTTCGGGCACAACGGTAGAGAACGAGGCATCAAAGAAGAAGATGAAGTCGGTTCTAAACCGTCGCCGCCATATGATTCTCCTGGCACAAGACCAAGAAGGGTTGCAAAATATCTTCAAGATGATATCTTCTAGTTATGCTGGCAATAACTTCTACCGCTATCCTCGTGTAGACTACGCACTACTCAAGAAGTACAACAAAGGTGTCATTGCAGCATCAGCTTGTCTTGGTGGTGTTTATGCTGGAAGTTATTGGGAAAATAGAGAAAACGGCGCCGACGCAGTTCTAGATGCAATGAGAGAGACTACTCAAAAAATGCAGAAGATCTTCGGAGACAGGTGGTACGGAGAGTTGCAGTGGAATAACATCCCAGAACAACACGAACTAAACCAATACATTATACAAATGCATTATGAGTTTGGTATTGAGTTGATCTCGACCGCGGATTCTCATTACTATAACCCGGAAGTGTGGAAGGACAGGGAACTTTACAAGCGCTTGGGGTGGCTCGGCCGAGGAAGACCGGACTATCTATCAGAAGAGTTGCCAGTCTCCGTCGAAGAAGTAGGCTATGAGCTGTATCCAAAGAATGGTCAGCAGATGTGGGAGTCTTACAAGAAGTATTCTAAGTCAGCTAATGTTGAATACGATGATGATATTGTTATGGACTCTATCACTCGAACACACAAGATCGCCCACGAGCGTATCGAGGCTTTTCTTCCAGACAACCAAGTTAGGCTTCCGAGCTTTGTCGTCCCTGAGGGTTCCACCGCTGGACAGACACTCGCAGCGCTTTGCGTTGAAGGTGCCCGCAGTTTGGGACTAGCAGAGAATACCGAATATGCAGATCGACTTAAGTATGAAGTAGGGATCATCGAATCCCGCGGTTTCTCGAAGTACTTCTTGACTATGAAAGCGATTGCTGATATGGCTGTAGAGCGCCAGCTCGTCGGTCCCGGCCGCGGCTCTGCCGCCGGCTCTTTGGTGTCCTATGTCCTGGGGATCACACAAGTCGACCCAATCAAGTATGGTCTTCAGTTCGAAAGGTTCTTGACCAAGGGTGGCACAGGGTATCCTGATATTGATTACGATGTATCTGACCCGATGCTTCTCAAGGAGTTCTTGATTGATGAGTGGGGCGACGACACTGTTGTCCCAATTACAAACTGGAACACCCTTCAGCTTCGATCATTGATCAAGGACATCTCAAAGTTTTACGGCATTGAGTTTACCGAGGTAAATAATGTGACCAGTAAGATGGTGTATGAGGCGACACCACTTGCAAAGAAAGCACACGGTATTACAGCCGGCGTGTATGCACCAACCTTTGAAGAACTGATGATGTATTCAGAAACCCTTCAAAAGTTCTTGCAGAAATATCCACATATCAAGACACACGTCGAAAAGCTCTATGGTCAAACCCGTTCAGCTAGTCGCCACGCAGGTGGTGTTGTTGTCGGTGAGCGACTTAATGAGTGGATGCCTCTTATTAACAGTGGAGGGGTCAGGCAGACCCCGTGGAGTGAAGGGCAAAATGTTAGACACCTTGAACCAATGGGTTTTATCAAGTTCGATATTCTTGGGCTGGCTTCTCTTCGAATGGTCGAAGGTGCTGTCGAGCGCATTCTAAAGAGACATCACAATATCGAGAACCCAACCTTTGACCAAATTAGGTCATTCTATGACGAGCACTTACACCCAGATAAGATCGATCTAGAGAACGAAGAAGTGTGGAAGAATGTATTCCACGCAGGCAAGTGGGCTGGTATCTTCCAGTTCACGGAAGCTGGAGCACAGTCATTCTGCAAGAATGCAAAGCCAGATAATATTACTGACTTGGCTTCTATTACAAGTATCTATCGTCCCGGTCCACTAAGCGCCGGCGTAGACAAAATGTTCATCGGCTCAAAGCAGGCGCCTCACGAGGTAGAGTATCTTAATGAGACTACTCGCGAAGTGACAGAAGAGACATACGGCTTCCTTATCTTTCAGGAACAGATCGCTATGCTTGCTCACAAGCTGGGTAAGGATCTATCCCTGGATGAAGGCAACAAGCTCAGAAAGCTTTTGACCAAGAAGGGTACTGGTGCAGCTGCAGCAGAGAAGGATAAGATCTTTGACAAGTTTCACAAGGGTTGCTTGGAGAAGGGCATCGCTTCGCACGACGCCCGAGAACTGTGGAACAAGTTTGAATACTTTTCAGGATATGGCTTCAACAAGTCTCACGCGGTATCTTACTGCATCCTGTCCTTTCAGTGTGCTTGGCTACTCAACTACTATCCAGCGGAATGGCTCGCAGCTTTCTTGGATAAGGAGCCCGAGACCCGTAAGGAACGAGCAATCTCCACTGCTAAGTCGATGGGTTATGCAGTCGAGCCCTTGAACGTCAACACTTCTGGTGTAGTTTGGGAGATCAGCGAGGACAACAAGACTCTTGTTCAGCCACTGACTTCGATCAAGGGTCTAGGTGCAGTAGCAATTCAGCAGATCATTGATCATCGGCCTTTTAATACAGTCGAAGAGTTTCTTTTCCACGATAAGGTAAAGTATTCCAAGCTGAATAAGAAAGCGCTAGATGCTCTGTGCCGGGCCCAAGCCCTAACTGATCTGGTCGATGACCGTTTTACTGGTCTTAAGCACTTCTGGTCAGCTGTCTGTGTTGACCGCCCTAGAAAGCTCAAGAACCTAGAAGATAATATTACCACATATGCAGGTGAGGGAGACTTCACCGAAGAAGAGAAGCTTGAACACTTGGTGACTTTGACAGGTGTGTTCCCGATTAGTTCAGTGATTAACGAACACGTCAGAGGTAAGCTAGACGAACTTTACATTCCACCGATCTCGGAGTATGATGCTGAACTCGGTGTAACTTGGTTCATTCCTAGGGAGTGCAAGCTCAAGAAGTCAAAGAACGGTAAGAATTTCTATGTGGTAAAGGTGATCGATGATAACAACGAGACGAATACCATCCGATGTTGGGGCGTTGACCCCGATCGCGAT